CGCAGCTCCGCGCCACTCAGGTCCGCGCCACCCAGGTCCGCGCTACTCAGGTCCGCGCTACTCAGGTCCGCGCTACTCAGGTCCGCGCCACGCAGGTCCGCGCCACGCAGGTCCGCGCCACGCAGGTCCGCGCCACACAGGTCCGCGCCACACAGGTCCGCGCCACGCAGGTCCGCGCCACACAGGTCCGCGCTACTCAGGTCCGCGCCACGCAGGTCCGCGCCACGCAGGTCCGCGCTACTCAGGTCCGCGCTACTCAGGTCCGCGCTACTCAGGTCCGCGCTACGCAGGTCCGCGCTACTCAGGTCAACCTTGTTCTTGATGGCAAGGCTGAGCGTCAGCTTCATGGAGTTCTCTTCGGCGTCACGCTCGAAGAGAACCGAAAGATTCCAGCGATGTTTGATTTGCAACAGCATTTGGTTCTCCTCGATTGATGCGCCAGAGCGCGGAATATTAGGCAGCCAGCTTCAGCGCCTGACGTTGCAACTTCGCTTGCTGCTTCGCGCCGAAGTGCGGGGTGTACTTGCTGCGGGATTCCTTCGGGCCGTGCACCTTGTGAACGCCACGACAATCCATGGCGACGGTGTGGCTCGATGACCCGAACGGAATGCCGTCGCCGCGTCCGTGACCGCGTGACTTGTACGGGCCGATGCCTGCCATTGCTTGGCGTTGCGCGGTGCCGGCGAGGCTCATTGCCGCAGCAATCGCGGCCATCATCATGTTTGCTCGTGCGAATGCGTTTCCTTGCATGTCCTTCTCCTGTGTAGTCCTAATCTCACCGCTGAGAGCGGCGCTCTGGGTAATCTGTTGCAGCATTCACGGAGGCGCGCTTCACTATCAGGGAGCCGATACTTGCCTTTCTCCTTTTACGTGCGCTTTGACCAGCCAGAACTAACCGACTGTTGCAGCACCACCTGCCGACAGATCGGTCAGGGAAGATACTCACGCTTCTGGCTATGACGGGAGTGAAACGCGCTTTCGTGAAAACTGGTAAAGCTTCGCAGCAGCCATGCAACTCCCGGTGAACCGGCTCATGGTCTGCTGCGGTACATATCGATCTTCCTCATGTTCTATAGCCCCATCTGGGAGCCAGGCAATTGGTCGATAGGCCCCGATCTTTTCAGCGGTAGGGCGTTGAGCGCTCCCTTGCGGGTATCTCTTCTGTCAGGGTTAAAGAACTTCGCCAGTCCGGCTCTGCCGGGGCGGGTGCTACGGTGCTGTTTTGCTGCTACCGCATGTAGTCGTGCGAGTAGTTGCCGACTTCAATCAGGTCAAAACCGTTTGCAGGGATGACAACGTAGCCGCCGTCCTTCGAGAGAACGACATTCACATACGCCCGGGCAACATCACGCTTCAAGCCACGGTTGCGGAGTTCTGACACCGCAGACGCCTTGCTGAAGCAATACTTCATCGCGTTGGCGCCGGTATATGAACCGTGGCCGATGCGGATGACCGTCTTCGCTGCTTGGGCCTGCTGGCTCATCTCGTTCCCCTGGCTGTTTTCGGTAGGGCTGCTGCTTGCAACCCATGTAGAGAAGATTACCCGCAGGTAACTGAACGTGTCAATACCTGTGGGTAAGTATTTTTCAGAAAGATGTAACAGCCAAATCGCAGACGCAAAAAAGCCACCGCAGAGGGTGGCTTTAGCATGTTTGGGACTGCGTATTTCGTTTAGAGCGAGGCGCCCTTTAGGGCGCGAACAGCCATCAACAAGTGATAGGTGATCTCGTCGAGGGTATCTGCGGGGTCGCGCCGATCTAGGGGCAAATTCAGGGGAGGGTATTTCTTGCGTTTGTATTCATGTAGGTCCATGACATGGCTATTTAGTGTGGGGGTTTCCTCGGTCATTCTTTCGCCTCTCAGTAGGTTCCAAACGGGTCTGTAGGAACTCTTCGGCCCTGTTAATCAATTCCCTGTTACCCGCCTGATCGACATCATGCGCCCGGTAAAACTCGTACGCAACTTCCATCATTGCGTGGGATGACCGGAACATTTTACGCATTGGCTCTCCGAGCACGTCCAGACGCCCGATGAGAGAAATCAAGTCATTTGCGGCGTTGCTTAGAGGGGATATTTGGCCTCTATTCGAGGGTTTGTCCACCCCATTTTCTATTGTCTGATTGTTTTCGGAAATCCCATCAAGCCATCCATGCGGTAACTTAAAAGCTTTCTCTGTGGCATCGACGATATCTTCGCCGATACGCTTCCGGCCCTTTTTACCCTCTTCCCATAGAACACGATTTACATAGGAGGCGTCTTTTTCGATACGTCGCGCCAGTTCAGCCGTCACCCCTCCGCATTGTTCATCACGGAGTTGTATCAATCGAAGGCGGCGGATCTCGTATTTGTCCATACCGCAATTTCGCCACTTAGTTACTTGTGGGTAAATTGCCTGCGGGTATTGACAATGAGTTACCCGTGGGTAATCATTGGGCATGGAAAAGCTCAGGACCTACCTCAATGAACGCAGCGTCGCGGAGCAAATTGCTTTCGCGATCGGTTGCGGCACGAAGCTCGGATACTTCCGCAAGGCGCTCAGCGCCAAGCAGAAATTCAGCGAGGGCTTGTGCATGCGCATAGAAGCTCAGTCTGACGGCCAGGTCAGGTGTGAAGATCTGCGCCCCGATCTGGACTGGACATTTCTTCGAGCAAGCCAAGCCAAGCCCCAAGCTGCGTAAAGCAAAGAATTCAGCGCTCAGTACCCCTAAGCGCGTAACAGCGTCTCCCCGGATCGCTTCCCCGTTTATGGCGATCTGGCTTGCCAAGGTTCCGGCCTTGGCTCTTTTATTCGATGTGTAGCAGTAGATGTTTTTCATTTTTTGAGTGGCTGACCTTGTGTCGGCTTTTATTTGACCCTTTTTAGCCTCTCAACACCACACAACAACTATGAGAAACGTTGCGGAGTCCACCCAGATAAGCCTTCCGGTCGAGGTCCGCCCGGAAGAGGTGATGCGAAAACGCACGCTCGGGGATGCCATTGAACTGTGCGCCGACCTCAGCATGTTCGACAGCGACAAGAAGTTGATCGACGAACTTGGTGGCGACAAGGCCCAGTTCTCACGCTGGAAATCCGGTCAGGAAGGAATCGTGTGGACGAAGTTTGTGAAGCTGATGGACGTCTGCGGAAACGATGCGCCTTTGCTGTGGATGCTCCATCAACGTGGCTACGACCTGTACAGCCTGCGCCGCCAGGAAACAGAACTTGAGCGCGAACTTCGGGCTACCCGCGAAGAGTTGGCGCAAGAGCGGGCAGAGCGCGAGATCGAGCGCCGCCTGTTCCGCGATATCCGGAGTGCAGCATGACCATCCCTCAAGCCCACGACATCATCAGCCTCGCCCGTCTTGACGCTATCAAGCGTGCTCATGGCGACTTCGACACGACCATCTTCGAGATGACGCTCATCGCTCTGCGTAACAAGGAAGTGATGGATGCGCTGCTCTTGACGGCTGGATCGCATGTGAGGACGGCATGAAAACCGTCTTCTCTCTTTTTTTCCCGATCGTCGGTAATAGAGAACGGGCACGTTTTTTCCTAGTTCGGGCAAACGTTCTACACAGACGGTTGGACCGTCTCGCAGCCTCCCCAGCAGCTCTTGTTGGTGCGCTGGTGGCTTCGGGTGTATGGGCAGTTGCTGTTCTCGTGTGGTGGCTGTGATGACGACTTTCGGCGAACGACTTCGTACGGCGATTGAGGTGCATCAGGCGATCTCGATCACTGAATATGCGCGGCAAACCGGATTCACGCTGGCGAACTTGTCGCACTTCATGTCGGGTCAGCGTCAACCGAGGCTACCTTCGCTCGTGATTCTGGTTGCGGCGTTGCCTGATGTGGATGTGCGCTGGCTGGTGACGGGCTTGGCAAGTTAGGCAGCACCCAAGGAACGGAAATGGAATGGTTCAGGCTGTACGGCGAATTCGCGACTGACCCGAAAGTACAAAGCATGCCGGAAGTCATGCAACGTCGCTTGTTGATGTTGTTTTGCCTAACGTGCAATGAAACTCTTCATACATTGAAAGATGAGGAGATCGCGTTCGCCCTTCGCATAAGCGAGGACGAGCTCGCCGATACGAAGCAACTCTTCATGAAGAAGAACTTTGTCGATGACTCATGGGCGATCGTCAAGTGGGATGTTCGGCAGATGCCTTCCGACGTAAGCAAGGGTCGGGTGGCCAAGTATCGGGCCAATCGAAAGGCTCTTGGGCTAAGCAGTAACGGTTACACAAAGCACAGTGACACCGTTATGTTACGTGACGGTCACGCTTGTGTGTACTGCGAATCGACTGAAAATCTCTGTATCGATCACGCATACCCCGTTGCGCTCGGTGGGAACGACGATGTCGAGAACTTGGTCTGCGCTTGTAAGGCATGCAACAGCGGTAAGGCTGGTAGGACTCCTAGCCAAGCTGGGCTTACATTCAAGAACAAAAGGACTGAATCCATCTGGAATGGTTGGATGGAATATAGGGGTGTAACGGTTACTGTAACGCCCCAGAGTAGAAGAGAAGAGATAAGAGAAGAAGAGACAAGAGGTAAACCAAAAACAAAACCGCCGCGCGTTCCGCGCTTCGATGCGCAAGCGCATCTCGTGTCTCTCGGTGTCGAACCGAAAGTCGCTGCGGATTGGCTAACGCAACGCAAGGCAAAAAATCTTGAGCCGACCGAAACCGCGTTTGACGCGACGGTGACCGAAGCCGAGAAAGCAGGTTTGTCCCTGAACGACGCCGTGAAGGAATGCTGTGCGAACGGTTGGGGGGGATTCAAAGCGAAGTGGCTACAAAACGAAATTGCAAGAGGTGGGGGAGGCGGTGGGACCGTCACCTCGCTGAACAAGCAGGAAGCGTTGGAAAAAAGAAACCGAACAATCGCGATGGAATTCGCCCAGGAGCTACAGCATGCAAACAAGTGACAACGAGCAGTTCGTGGCCCTGATCGGCGACGTGTACGCGTTTTACCGGCAAGACTTTTCGCGTTTCGCCGCTGGCGTCTGGCTGCAAGCCATGCAGCCCTTCGACTTCCGCGCGGTTGCTGACGCGCTGAACAAGCACTGCGTCAACCCGGACAACGGGCAGTACCTGCCGAAGCCTGCCGACATCGTGAAGATGCTGCAGGGCTCGACGCAGGACTCGGCACTCGTCGCGTGGTCGAAGGTCGACGCGGCAATCCGGATGCGCGGCACGTACGTGAGTGTGGTTTTCGATGACCCGATCATTCACCGTGTGATTCTCGAAATGGGTGGCTGGGTGCAGATCGGCGGGAAGGGCGAGAAGGATATGCCGTTCCTGCGTAACGAGTTTGTAAATCGTTATCGCGGCTACAAGATGCGCAACGAGACCCCGGAATACCCGCGCGTGCTGATCTGCATCGCAGAGGCGCACAACAATCAAGAGGGGTTCGAATCGGCGCTGCCAGTTTTGATCGGAGACCCGGAAAAGGCAAAGGCCGTGTTGCTCGGCGGCACGACGAAGCCACTGATCGGCTTTACGCAATTGGATGCCAAGGAAGCTGTCGTGTTGCGGCTGGATGATGCGAGGAAGGCTTCGTGATAACCAACGGGATGCGTTCTCTTCAAGCGCTCGGCCGCCTGAAGACTGGCGTCATGAACAAAACCGAAGCGGCATACGACAAGATGCTTGCGGCTCGCAAGTTCTCTGGCGAGGTGCTCTGGTATCGCTTCGAAGGCATCAAATTCCGCCTGGCCGACAACACTTTTTATACACCTGACTTCGCCGTGATGCTGGCCGACGGCGCGCTTGAGGCGCACGAAGTGAAAGGGCATTGGCTTGACGATGCGAAAGCGAAGATCAAGATCGCGGCGGATCAGTACCCGATCCGATTTATCGCGGTCAAGGCGAAAACCAAGAAAGACGGCGGCGGTTGGGCTGTCGAGGAGTTTTGAATATGGCCCGTCCAATCCCAAGCGAGAAGAACATGATTCTTGCCCAGATCATCAACATGATTTTTGACCAAGGACCGATTTCGTCGGCTGATATCGGCGAGCGCATTGACCGGTCGCGCGAATACGTCGACTTCTATATCCGCCAAGCACGCAAGATGGGTCTCGCGCATGTGGACATCGTAGCCAGCAGAGGGTTGCGCCACTCCGTGAAATTGTTCGTGTTCGGCCCGGGCGAGGATTCGATCGAGCGCACGCATACGGTTCTGACGCAGACGCAGCACAAGCCGCTTCAGGAAGTTTTCGTGCCGCGACATGACGAAGCGATGCTCGCATTTTTCGGGAGGGCTGCGTAATGGCTGCTCGTTGGAGTCCGGAGGAATTGGCGATCCTCTCGGCCATTTGGAAGTCGCCTGTACCGGTCAAGGACCAGATGCATTTGCTGCCCGGGCGCACGGAATCAACGGCCTGTCATCAGGCTGCTCGACAAGGGTTGGGCGAGAAGCGGCGTGGCGTATCGAGGTTTATCGAAGAGATCGAGCAACTCCTTAAGGATGGTAAATCGCGATCAGCAATGGCGGTTTTCAAGGAGATAGATATCAACCTCGGACATGTTTGGAAGATGTTGAACCGGCTCGTGAAAGAAAATCGCGCTCACATTACGCGCTGGGAACAGGTCTGCGGTAATGGCGTTTGGCAGGCCGTGTATTTGATCGGAGAGGGCGTCAGCGCGCGCAGGCCCCAGAAGATGACGCAGAAAGAACGCAACGCGCGCTTCGAGCGAAAGGCCGACCCGCTTGAACTTCAAATCCGCCGGCAGCGCTACACGTTGCGCCAGAGGAAAAGTGTTCCAAAGCGCGACCCATTTATCGCCGCTTTTTTTGGGGAAGCCGCATGACCCCCGACTTTTTGCGGCACCTACAAACCATCCCCGGATCCTGTTCGCAGCAGGTCAAGGAAAACCATTGGCGTACTTGGACCGTGGCTCAAGCCGCCCTAATAGCCGAGAGCGGTGCGCCAGTCTTGATAACAACGCTGCCCGTGCAGCAGAGAGCGGAGGTTTTGTGAGCCAATCAAATATTCGGCGCCTTACCGTTGGCAGTCTCGGCTTGGGAACTGCTGCGATTGCGGCCTACTTGAATACACACGGACAGGACGCCTATTTCCTGTGGATGGGCGTGTTGTTCTGCTTTTTGACGGTGTTGTCATGAGCGACGAAAGCGAAATCAACGTGTTCCGTGCACTGGACTTCATCCGGGACCAGGCCCCGGCTTATGCCAAGGCCAAATCAGAGCGCATCTACTTGGAGGAATTTCGTAAATCGAAGAAGGCCTTATTGATGCGTGGCGCTGAGATGAGGGGCCATAAGGCGGCCGTCACTCAGGAACGCGAAGCCTACGCCGATCCCGAGTACATCGAACTGCTGCAAGCCCTTCAGGCGGCCGTCGAGAGCGAAGAAACATTGCGGTGGAGGATGGTCGCGGCCCAAGCACGAATAGAAGCATGGCGAACGATATCCGCAAGTCAACGCGCGGAGGCGAGGACGCTATGAGCGAACCCGTCTACTGCATGTTTTGCGTGCACTGCAAATATCCAGCACCGAGTGGTCTGGCCGAGGCATGTCGCCATCCAGATGGAGTGATCGGCGTGGTGCGCCCGAAGCTGCCAACATGCATTGCGATGCGGTCAACCAACGGTAAGTGCGGACCATCAGCGATCTTCTTTGAGAAAAGAATGCCAGAGCCCGTCGCTAAATCCCCGGGTTTTATTGCTCGGCTTTTCGGGAGGCGCAAATGAAGCGCTCAGGATTCGGCCCCCGTAAAAGCTCACTCAAGCGTTCGCCATTCGCGTTGGCAGACGCCAAGACGCAGATGAAGCGGACGGCGATCAAGTCGCGCGTAAAGAAGCCGACCGTTGCCGAGGGATCGAAGTATCTGGCGGCTTGCAGAAACGAGCCTTGCTACTTGAACGTGAAGTGCCCGTGGACCGACTGGGAAGACCCGACTGTTGTCGATTGCCATTCCAATCAGGAAAAGCACGGCAAAGCTGGCGGCCTCAAGGCAAAGCATTGGTTCACCGTTCCCGGCTGCGACAAGTGTCATGAGTGGTTAGACCGAAGCGGTGCGCCATGGGACGAGAAGTGCGCTGCCTTTGATGATGCCCTCGTTAGGTGGGAGCCGCGTCGGGCTAGAAAGATGGGCATTGAACATAACGAACTGGAGGAAGTATGAGCGATGAGATTGTGGAAGTTGAGCTCGCTGAATTCCCGAAGAAGGGCCAATCGGGAAATGGTACAACGCACGGCTATACCGTCGAGGCGCGATACACCGGCCACGATCATGTCGTGATCAACGGCGTCGTCTACACGGACAAGTGGAAGCAGGTAAATCCAGACCGGGCGGCAATTGGCGTTCCGGCTCACCGGCCCTTCGAATCCTGGCTGGATCAATGCAATTTAATGAACTACCCGGCGGCGCAAGCTATCCGTTGGTGGTTTCACGCTATCGCCGAGATGGACTTCCACAACATATGTCTTGAGACGAGGCTTATCAAGCACGAAGTTCGGTACTCGTACAGCGAGACGGACGTGTCCGAGCATTGCCTGATCACTGGCGAGGATCGGTCTAGTTGCATGCCGGATTGGGGCAAGAAATGAACCAAGACACGAACCGCGAGGATCGGGTGGAGCGCCCTCGCATCGCTCGCCTAGTCAAGCTGCAGATATTCCGTAAAGACGGCAGCGTGGAGTCCTTCTACCAGAAAGATTGCCTATCGCGCGGAGCCGGTTCGGATCCATACGGCAAGCTGCCGTGTCCATGTGGACAGCCGGAGGAATCATGGACTACCTAGCCTGCATCCTAACCGGCATGATCCTCGGAATTTTCGCATGCGCTCTGCTATGCGGCGTAATCCTCTCCTTTCGCCCGGCACCGCCAACAAAGTATCGAAGGCAGAAGCCGCCAGAGGTGGCGCAGATGCCAGTGGTCGAGGCGGGGTGTGTTTCCTACGAATTTATTAATTTGACGGGGCTCGAAGAATGAGAGTTGCTCATGAAGCTGCGCATGTACAAGAACTGCTGGACATCATCGCTAAAGAATTTGGCCTGACGCGGCCGAAGCGCAAGCGCACCGTATGGGTAAATATGTATAGCGATCTCGGGACGATAAAACCCGGCGTCTACACATACGCCAACGAAGAAGAAGCCGGAACCGCGATGCACGAGAGGCCATATCGGTGGATTGGGGCCTATCGGGTAATTATCGAAGAATGATCGCAAAGCCCTATACAAACTAATGAAAGTTGTATAGGAGTCTTAATTGATATGTTAAAATACGCCATGCCGATTTCGGCACATGTGGAGCGGATCATGACGGATCAGGAACTCGGTGCTTACTGCCAAGAATGGGCGTTTTGGGCGCGAACTCGACGCTATCTCGCGCCCCCCGTGCCGCCGAGCATCATGGCGAAGCTTCAGGTCACGGATCGTGGGGATTGGGAGCCGGACGGCCCGATGAGCGCGGACCTATCGTTCTTCAATATGGCGCTTCACCGTATCGCAGATGATGACCCTGATGGCGGCGCATGCTTCGCGCTGTTCTATTTCCACCGCGCGAAGAACATCAAGGCGCTGGCGTACGATCTCGGGATCGGCCGCCAAACGTTCTACGATCGGATGCACCGTTTTGCTCGACTCGCGATGAAGTGGACTCCGACGATCAAAAAAGTGCACCTGGCCGCAGTTTCGCAAGTGGAAGACATGGCGATGGCAGACTGAAGTGTACGGATTTCCCCGTACATCTTTGTCCCGTACACGATGCCCGTTATTTGATACGATTCTGGCTAGAGTGGCAGTAGTGCCCCAAGCCCGAATCGGATCACACCGGTTTGGGCTTTTTGCGTTTCTCGGAGCCGTGATGGACGATATGTCAGCCTCCGAGCAAGCGATCCTCTCCGAGTTCGGTCTCGATGTGTTTGATGCTGCGGTGCGTGCGGGATATGTTTCGCCACCGATGCGATTGAGCCGTGAAGGTTACGTCGGGCTCCATGAGCTATTTTTGTTCGGCTTTGACGCGGTGCAAGCTGCCGAGGCCATGTACGCAGTTAGGCATTAAATGACCCCAGCAGAAGCCCTCGCGGCAATCGACAAGATCGAGCAAATGATTCACCGGATCCGCAACATGGACGGCGGTTTGAACAATTCGCTCGTCGCTGAGTTAGACCGGCTGCGCGGATTCGTTGGGCAGAAAGAGGTTGCTCATGCTGAGTGAAGGGTGGGATTTGTGATGGGTACCCCGCGTCCTTGCGTGTCGATCGAGGGTAAATTCCTAACGCACGGCGAAGTTGAGTCGCTGCGTTGCGCTGTGACCGCTCTGCATTCCGAGATGTCCGATCCGCTCGCGCTTGGCGGTGACGAGCACGGCCGGTTCATGACCAAGCACTACCGTCGCGACATGGAGCGGGTTTTGAGGCTCATGGGCGTGGTTGAGTAAAGTCCCTGCGCGCTCGGTCAGGGTCGGCACCCGGCAGTTCATACGGACCGACGCGCACCCCAACAGAGGCCCGCCATGTTCGAGCTAATGAGCATCTACTTCAACGCCTGCGCTCGCTGTGCATGGCTTGTGATGCTGGCGCTGGATGAGGCTAGTGAGGCGCTGGCGGATTAACAATGGCAACTCGGCAGTCTCTGGCATTGGACGAAGGGATAGACGTATCTCCGAAACTTTGTTGGGGTGAATGGTTCGACTCCATTCCCGCCACCAATTGAAATGCAACGGCAACAGGCAGGAGCAATCGGGTGAAGCCGCCCGGCCCTCGTGGTCCGAGTCTCAGGTGGTGCGCCAGTTCATAAGCCCAAAGCGCATCCGGATCCTCACGAAATGAGGGCTTTCACGCATCGGGTATGCATTGCCTGATATTTCCCGGAGAGTTGCCGGGACCCGAGCCGTGAGGGTTTTAACGCCGCAATCGCCAATATTGATCGCTCGGGCTTACGGGCCAGTCGAGCGCGCCGCATTTGATGCGGCATCACAGATTGCGCCGCCGCTTCTTAGGTTATGACGCGAAATAACGTCAGTGCCGTTTGCGGCTTCCCTCAGCCTATATAAGGAATCGTATGGAAAACCAGCACAAGAAGATCATTGGATATCGCGAGTTGGATCAAATCGATATCAACAACATGAACGAAGTCAAAGCGCTGGGCGAAAAAGTCCGCGAACTGATCGCTGTTCTTGAGCGCAACGGCACGGGTGATGCACGCTGGCGCGCGATCGCGGAAACCGATTTGCAAAAAGGATTCATGGCGTTGGTCCGTTCAATCGCGCAACCAACGACGTTTTAACCGACCCTCCTTCAGCGTCTCACGCTGAATTGCCGGTAACCCCGGCTTTTTTCTTCGCGCAGACCCGGCGTGCTCGGCCGCTTCGCCTGCTTGGCATAGGCCACAACGCGCCGCTGCCCGGTCAAGCTGCGCAGTGACCGAAACAACACCAGCCGCGCGCTACGTGTCGCTACCGGATACCTTTCTCCGGGGATGGGCGGCGGGAGCGTCGCAACCAAACAAATTCAGGAACACCATGGCGCAGGAAAAGAAAGCCGCGCCGGACTGGGAGCGCATCGAAGCTGACTACCGGGCTGGCTTGCTGTCGGTTCGGGAGATAGCAGCCGCACATGGCATCACGCATGGCGCAATCAACAAGCGAAAGATCCGCGACGGGTGGGAAAGGAATCTCACCGCACGCATACAGGCAAAGGCTGAGGCGCTGGTATCCAAGCGCGAGGTATCCACTCTGGTATCCACGGATTCAGTGGCTACCGATAGGGCGATTGTCGAGGCAAACGCGGAGGTAATCGCGGGCATCAGACTGTCGCATCGAAAGGATATTGCACGCTCGCGTCGCTTGGCGATGGCTCTGTTGGAAGAGTTAGAGATCGTCACTGGCAGTCGCGAACTGTTCGACGAGCTTGGTGAAATGCTCCGGTCGCCAGATGAGCGTGGGAACGACAAGCGCAACGATCTGTACAACAAAGTCATATCGAGCGCCGGCCGCGTCGACAGCATGAAGAAGCTGGCTGAGACGCTGAAAACGCTCGTGTCATTGGAGCGCGAAGCTTACGGCCTGACCGCAGAACAAGGTAACCCCGGAGAAGAGGTGCCGACCAGCCTTGACCATTTCTATGGAGCAACCTGACCGACCAACGCTCAACCCGGTCCTGAGAGCCTTCTGGGCCGCAAAGATAGTCGGTGACAGGCCAGTCCGGAACCGCGTTCTGTATGGAGGGCGTGCATCCTCCAAGTCATGGGATGCGGCGGGTTACGCGACATATCTGGCTAGCAATGCCAAGCTGCGCTTTCTGTGCGTTCGGCAGTTTCAGAACAAGATCGAGGAATCGGTCTATACGCTCCTCAAGAATCAGATTGACCGCTTTGGATTGGCGAGCCAGTTCCGCGTTCTTGACAACAAGATTATCGGGCGCAAGACGGGTGCAGAGTTTCTGTTCTATGGCTTGTGGCGCTCGATTGATGAAATCAAGTCGCTCGAAGGAATTGATGTTCTGTGGATAGAGGAGGGGCACAACCTCACCGCGGAACAGTGGAAAATTCTTGAGGCGACGATCCGCAAGCAAGGGTCGCAGGTATGGGTGGTTTTCAATCCGCGCCTGTCGACGGATTTTGCCTATAAGCGGTTTGTTTTGAAGCCGCCACCCGGGACGCTGGTCCGGCGCATCAACTACGACGAGAATCATTTTCTGTCGCAGACAATGCTGGATGTCATTGCGGCGGCTAAAGAAGAAGACGAAGACGAATTCGCACACATCTATCTCGGCGTCCCGAAAGACAATGATGATGATGCGATTATCAAGCGATCATGGATCATGGCCGCAGTCGATGCGCACAAGGTCCTGAAGTTCGAGCCGAGTGGGCGCAAGCGGATCGGCTATGACATCGCTGATTCTGGCGCCGACAAGTGCGCGACGATCTATGCGCATGGTTCAGTCGCTCAGTGGGCTGATCTCTGGAAGGCTGCCGAGGACGAGCTGCTGAAGTCTTGTACGCGGGTTTGGAATGTTGCCCGAGAACGATCGGCCTCCGTTACCTATGATTCGATCGGCGTTGGTGCGAGTGCTGGTGCCAAGTTTGGCGAGCTAAACGACACCATCACCGATGGGCGCATTCAATATCAGAAGTTCAATGCTGGCGCAGGGGTGTTTCAGCCCGAGGCGGAGTATCAGCCGAAAACCAAGAACAAGGACATGTTCCTGAACTTGAAGGCGCAGGCGTGGTGGCTTGTGGCTGATCGGTTCCGTAATACATACAACGCGGTGCGTCGCGGCGATAAGTTTGCCGACGACCAGTTGATCAGCATAGCTAGCGATACGCCGTATCTTGACCAGTTGATCGATGAGCTGGCGACGCCCAAGCGCGACTACGACAACAACGGCAAGGTGAAAGTCGAGAGCAAGAAAGACCTTGCCAAGTCGACGCGCGAAGGTGGGCCGGTTCCGTCGCCCAACTTAGCGGATGCCTTCGTTATGGCGTTCGCTCCGGGCGTTGAGCCAATGGTCATCGCCGATGACGTTCTAAAACAATTCGCAAACTCAGGCCGCAGATGACGCGCAAGCAACGCAAACGGGTTCAAATGGCCGAGAGGCGCGCGACGCCCCCGGTCGAACCGGCGAAGCCTGCAGATATGCGCATCTCAGTTGAGGCCGAGCTGCTGATGCGCGCGAAGCCTACTCGGGCAGAGAAGCGCGCTTACGCTGAGATGTTCCGCCCATATGAGCCTCCCAAGGGAGTTCTGCCCAAAGGCATGACGGGCAAGACGCTGGCGATGGACGCCGGCTTCGATTACAACTCCGTTGGCAATCTCGGCAACGTCAACGAGATATTCAATCAGGGATATGCGTGGCCCGGGTTCACTGTGCTCGCAGATTGGGCGCAAATCCCCGAGTTCCGCCGGCCTGCTGAGACCTATGCGCGGGAAATGACGCGCAAGTGGATCAAGATCCAGGCAACGGGCGAGGAAGACAAGTCCGAAAAGATCAAGGTCATCGAGGCTGAGTTCAAGCGTCTCAATGTGCGGGCCGTGTTCCGCGAGGCCATCGAGCAGGACGGCAAGTTCGGCCGGTCGCAGATCTTCGTCGACATGGGCATGACGTCGGATCAACTCGATACCGATGAGTTGAAGTCGGAACTGGTCGAGTCCAAAGATAAGGTCGGGTTGGATTCCCTTAAGCGCCTGACGGTTATCGAGCCGATCTGGAGCTATCCGAACCGGTATAACGCGAACGACCCGCTTGACCCTACGTTCTACAAGCCGATTTCATGGTTTGTGATGGGCAAGGAGATTCATTCCAGTCGCCTCCTGACGATTATCACGCGCGACGTTCCCGACATCCTGAAGCCGGCCTATGCCTTCTCCGGCCTGTCGCTGTCGCAGATGATGAAGCCGTATGTCGACAACTGGCTTCGCACGCGGCAGTCCGTCTCTGACTTGATCCATGCCTTCACGGTCTGGACGCTCAAGACGAACATGGCGCAAGTACTCAATGGGGGTGGCGCTGAGAACCTGTTTCGCCGTCTGCAAGTATTCAACATGGGCCGCGACAATCACGGCGTCATGGCAATCGACAAGGACACTGAGGATTTCAGCAACATCTCGGCGTCGCTCGCTGGGCTGGATAAGCTACAGGCGCAATCACAAGAGCAGCAGTGTGCCCCGTCTGGCTTGCCGCTTGTGTATCTGACGGGTATCACGCCCGCCGGCCTCAATGCATCCTCGCAAGGGGAAATTGAGGTGTTCCAAGATACGACCGCGGCGAATCAAGAGGTATATACACCAGCGCTGTCGAAGATCCTGAATCTGGTTCAACTGTCCAAATTCGGTGAAATTGACCCAGAGATTGGGTTCATATGGAATCCGCTGAAGGTCACGTCCGAACTGGACAAGGCGAATATCCGTAAGGCCGAGGCCGAAACTGATCAGGTTCATATCGATTCCGGCGTCTTGTTCCCGGAAGAAGTGCGCGCGCGCATTGCTGGCGAGGAAGACTCTCCGTACAGCGGCATCGATCTGAACCGTGATCTCCCTGAGCCTGTCACGCACAATGGCCAGCCTGGCCCGAACGAAGAAGGGCTAGATCCCCTGGAGCAGCAGCCGCAAGCAGACCCGGGCAGTAGCGGTGGCGCGGCGATGGATAGTTTCGCGCTCGATGCCGACTGGGAAGAGGGCAAGCATACCCGCGCCGAGAATGGCGAGTTCGGTTCTGGTGGCTCATCATCGGGTAAAAAAAAACTAACGAGCAACGAGAAGTCGACTCTTTCATCTTATTCGGGTGACGACTTTCTACGGATCAATTCCGAATTGCGCGAAGGCAACGATAGCGATCCGTCCGTACAGCGATTGGATAGCGCGATCGAGAAGAGCCCACTGACAAGCGGAACGACGCTCTATCGCGGCATGTCTCGCGAATCTGCAAAGAAGTTATTTCCAGGCGGGCAGATCACGCGAGGGATGACAGTTTCTGATCCGGCATTTGCTTCAACATCGAAATCGTCCAGCGTGGCTGGCATGATCGGCTTGGGCGGTGTGGTTCTTAAGATCGAGACGGGTGCAAACGCAACCGGAATCGATATGACGGAACACTCGCGCAACACGCATGAGAAGGAGGTTCTTCTCCCGCGCAATGCAAAGATGAAGGTAATGGGCACGATCCCGCCTAAATCTCCTGGCGATCCGATCGTTGTGCGCGTGTCTTATGGCGACTAGTCATGAAAATACGCGCTCCTAGTAAGAAGCCGATTGTGCTCGGCCCCGCCCATCCGAATCAGGGGTTAGAGGCAGCTTATCGGAAGCGTCTTGACGCGCTTGTGGAAGCGATGAACCGTTCGTTGCTGTATTGGTTGACTGCAGTGTATCGAGCGAATGAGCCCGAGATGGCTCACGATGCTAGCCCAGCGATGGCCTTGCGTTCGGCCATGAAGAAGTTGTCGACCTACTGGCAGAAGCGTTTTGACGACGCAGCGCCCGAGCTGGCGAGATACTTCGCCGAGAACGCGTTCAAGCGCGCGGATGGCTCGCTACAGGCCATACTCAAGAAGGCTGGCTTCACCGTCGACTTCAAACTGACGCGCGAGGCGAACGACGTGCTGCAGGCTACGCTTGGTGAAAACGTTGGGTTGATTAAGTCGATTGCTAGTGAGCACCTAACGCAGGTCGAAGGGCTTGTGATGCGGTCGGTTAGCGCTGGCCGTGATCTGTCTACTCTGTCCGCTGAATTGCATGAGCGGTTCGGAGTCACCAAACGTCGTGCCGCTTTGATCGCCCGAGACCAGAATAACAAGGCGACCGCGACGATTACCCGCGTGCGTCAGCAGTCTCTTGGCATCACGCACGCGAAATGGCTTCACAGCCACGGCGGGCGCGAGCCGCGTAAGTCGCATCAAGCGGCAGACGGAAAGATTTACGACATCAGCAAAGGAATGCTGATTGACGGCGATTACATCTGGCCGGGTCAGTTGATTAATTGTCGGTGTGTGGCGCGGTCGGTCATACCGGGATTGGAGGATTGAGATGGACGATCTAGACGGGCTTGTTGACGAAGCAGTCGGCGGCATGTTTGCGCAATGGGCTATCCGGAAGCAGCGCCAGTCCTGCGGGTGCGTTATCCCGATGCCCGGGGTCTTTGACCACTTTTACTGGACGACCTGCCAGCATTGTTGCAAGCAGCTTTCTATGATGATGGTAGCTGAGCGGCCTACGGCGGCCTGATCACCTTGTAGTCGCGCAGCGGATCGACCGGGAGCACATGGTCCCGGTCCGGAATGACCGGAAACAGGCTCTCGTGCCACGCAATCAAGATTTCCACACTGCTGACTGAATACCCGAACATCCGTGCGATCGCAGCCAGTTGTGCCCCTTCATCTCGAAGGGAGCGCATCGTATAGGCGCGGCAAAGCGCCTCGTGGCGACCGGGGATCTGTTCCATAGCATCTAATATTACAGGCATTCGAAAATGGCAATTGCACTGTCCTCATTCGCGCCTACCGCGGCGATTCCGTTTCAGGCGACGGCGGCCGGTGGGAACGTGGCTTTCCCGACCACGGGCACGCCGACGATTGCGGTTGTCACGAATCTCGGACAGCAGGTTGTTTTTGTCGCGCTCGGCACCAGCACCGTAACAGTCGCGCCCGGCACCGGCCTTGCAATCATGCCGGGCGACAACGTCGTGCTGACGCTCAGTGGTGGCGCGTATCTCGCTGCGGCGACACTCGCCGGCGTGTCTGGCCTGAACATCGCGGTCGGTAACTAATGACCACGCAAATCACGCTGAGCGTTCGCCTCGCGTGGTGGACGATCCCCGCGGCGTGGCTTATCGCTCGCGCATACCGCCCGTTCGTCGGTACGAAGCGCGCGCTTGATGCCGCCGAGTGGGTTTGCTTGCGCGGGATCCGAATAGAAGTCAAGTAGCCCCATCGAATTCAACAAGGCCCGCCACTGCGCGGGCTTTTTTATTGCCTAGACCTATGCCCAAGATTGCCTCAGACGAAGCCATCAAGGGCGCGGGGATCATGCTCATCACGCCCGATGAGGAAGTCTTGTTTCTGCTGCGCTCGCCCGATTCGAACCATCCGAATGAGTGGGATTTGCCCGGCGGCCGCTGCGATGCCGACGAAACGCCTGAGCAGACCGCCGTTCGGGAGACGCAGGAAGAGATCGGATCGCGTCCGTATGGTGAGATCACAAAGATCGCTGACACGTCCAGCAAGGACGACAGTGGCTCTGAAGTCGACTTCATCACGTTCCGACAATTCATCCGACACAAGTTCAAGCCGAAACTTGACGCGTCCGAGCACACGAAGTTCGTCTGGGCATCGCTCAAGAACCCGCCCGAGCCATTGCACCCCGGCGTGCGTGAAGTCGTGGATATGGCGCTTGGCGTGAAGACGGCCAATGACATGGCGATGGACAAAGCAATGGTGTCCGCGCTCTCGTCGCGCAATTTGCTTGCGTTCGATAAAGGCAGTGTCCGCACGTATGACCATGATGGGCGTCTGCATATTGCGCTGACGCATATCAGTAAGGCGAACGTTTGTCCTTATATGGGCGAGGAAATCCCAGATCCGGACGGGACGCTCAGGCTGCAACCGAAGCGCATCTACATGCTGCTGCGCGATCCCGAAGAGATCAAAAAGGCCGTCAAGACCGCGAACATGATCCCCGTGCTCAATGAGCACGTGCCGGTCAGCCCGATCGATCCGAAACAAAAGAACGTCGTTGGCTATACCGGCGAATCCGCCGCATTCAACGCGCCGTACCTCGATAACTCGATGGTCATCTCGGTTCAAGAGTCGATCAGAAACATCGAGAACGGCACCGAACAAGAACTGTCGAGCGCCTACTACTACCGCGCGGATATGACGCCGGGAACATATGAAGGCGCGCAGTTCGACGGCGTCATGCGGGACATCAAATTCAACCATGTCGCCTTGGTCAGCGCCGGTCGCGCGGGTCCAGACGTCATGGTTGGTGACGCAGCAAATCGTTGTGTATTCAAATCCACAGGAGCCTCAAAAATGGGCAAGTCCCTTAGCAAAAAAGCGGTAATGGCCAAGGGAGCCCTTATGGCTGTCCTGGCAGCCGACTCAGCAATTGATCTCAATTCGATCTTGGCTGGCGTGAAGAAATCCAACTGGCTGGCTAAAAAGCCCGGCATCGTGGCCGCGATCAAGCCACTGCTGGCAGCAGACGCGGATATCGCCGACATCGTGCAACTGCTCGACAAGTTGGACGGTGAATCGAACGACGACGACAACATCGCTACCGACGAACCCGATCCGAAGTGCGAAGCCATCCTCTCGATGCTGCGCGGCAAGATCAGCGATGAAGACCTCGCGCAAGTTCAGGCTGCATTGAGCGCGCCCGCTGCGGCTCCTGCTGCGGCAGATGAGCCCGTGCAAACGCCGGGCGCTGCGAACGCGGACCCGAAGAACGGCGAAGGAAAGGCACCGATTCCGGGCGCCACCGATGACAACGAAGAAGTAAAGGACAAACCGATGGATAAGGCCGCGATGGACAAGGCAATCAAGTTGGCAGTCGACGCCGCTCGCAAGGAAACGGCGAAAGACGTCGAAGCATCGACGATCGCCCGTCTGCGCGGCATCTCGGAAGCCGAAGAAATCGTCAAGCCGTACGTCGGCAAGCTGGTTGCGATGGATAGCGCCGAAGCTGTCTACAAGGCCGCTCTTGGCGCGCTGAAGATCGACACCAAGGACTTGCATCCGAGCGCTTACAAGGCCGTGCTGATGGCTCAGCCGAAACCGGGCGAAGAGCGCAAGTCGCACATGGCGTCGGATAGCGCAGGCGTCGTGTCGAGCGATTTTGCCGAGGCCTTCCCGAGCGCCGGTCGCCTCGCCAGCTAATCCAGTCAATCATATTCAGGAGTAACACATGGGCTTCCCGAAACAAGTGAACGTAGTTGCAGCGCCCGCAGTATTGGGCGACTTCTGCGATGGCACGCCGCGATCGACTGTTACCAACGGTCAAGGCGCATTCGTATCTGGTCCGAGCGGTCTGTCAGTTGGCCTGTTTGCTTGGGCTGACTCGACCAACACGTTTTTGAACAACTTCGGAGTAGGTGCGCCGACCGGCTTCATCCACCGCGACCAGCAAGCGTTGATCACTGCGTTTCTGGGTGACGACTCGCTGTTGATGCCGCCCGGATATCAAGCGACCGCCTTCAATGCCGGCGGTTTCTGGGTGCTCAACGCCGGGTCGACGACTTCGGCTATCGGTAACACGGCCTACGCCAACAACTCAAACGGCTCGATTTCGTTCGGTACTGCCGGTTCGCCCCCGACGTCGGCTAGCGTTACCGGCTCAATTGCAGTGAACTCCGGCAGCACGTCGACCATCGCGCTGAACTCTGTCACGGGCTCTCTGAGCGTCGTCAGCGGTGTCCCGACCTTAACCGTAACCGCTGTCGGTACCGGCGCTTTGGCTCCGGGCCAAACTCTCTCAGGTGCCGGTGTCGACCCCGCCACGGCCATCGTCTCGCAAAGCTCGGGCACGACTGGCGGTGCTGGCGTGTACGTTGTCTCGGTTGCGCAGACGGTGGCCAGCACGACGATCACCTCGTCGGGCGCGACTCTCACGGTCGGTGGCACGGTGACGGGCACGTTCCTAGTCGGTCAAACGCTCAGCGGTACTGGTGTTACCGCAGGCACGGCGATCACCAACGCAATCTCGGGCACGGGTGGCGCAGGCACGTATGCAGTCAGCATCGCGCAAACGACCGCCAGCACGGCTATCACCGCATCGGGCGGCACGCTGACCGTTACCGCCGTGGCATCGGGTGCGATTGCGCTGAATGATCCATTGTCCGGCACTAACGTTACCGCTGGCACTTCCGTTACCGGCTTCATCACCGGTACCGGTGGGAACGGTACGTACGCAGTCAACGTCAGCCAGACTGCTGCATCGGCCGCGATTACGGTCGCTGCTGGCACCGCAACGAAATGGGTCGCCGCGTCAATCAACGCCCCGGGTGAATTGGTGAAGATGACGAGCTGGCTGAACGGCTAACTCTCGCACACCTAACCACTTAACGCAGCAAGCCACCCTTCGCGGTGGCTTTTTTATTGCTCAAAAGGAATTCACCATGGCTAAGATGGCCTACGACATGTCGCCAAGCGATCAACGCGCGGCGATCGATTTTCACCGCACGCAATGGGGTATCGAGTTCCCCGATGCTCAAGTCTTCACTCGTCCCGAGTGGAAAAAGAACATCAATCTCGCGATGGATGCTCAGCCGCAACTCGTGACGGCGCCGAACTCAGGAATCCCGGCGTATCTGACGTACTTCCTCGACCCGGATATTCTGCGCGTTGCAACCGCAGAACTGGAAGCCGCAAACATTTTCGGCGAGCTGCAAAAAGGCGACTGGACCAGCTCGGAACTGATCTTCCCGGTTGTGGAGCGGACATACGAGGTGAGTTCGTATGGAGACTTCGTTGAAAACGGTCGCTCGGGTATCAACACGAACTTCCCGTCGCGCCAGCCGTATCTCTTCCAAGTGATGGCGGAGTATGGCGATTTGGAAATCGAAAAAGTTGGCCTGGCAAAGATCGGCTTTGTTTCGGAACAGAAAGAGGCTGCTATTTACGGCTTGAATCAGTACACGAACCTGACGTATTTCAAGGGCGTGGCTGGACTAGCCAACTACGGTGCGCTCAACGACCCCTCGCTTTACCCGGCGATCGCGCCGATCCCTAAAGCGAATGGCGGCATCGCCTGGCTTAACGGCACGTCGATCAACGCAAGTGCAAACGAGATCTTCTCGGACATCCAGGCGGTTGTGATTCAGTCGATCAACCAGTCGTCGGGGCAGATCAACACGAAGTCGAAATTTGTTTTGAACATGTCGCCGCGCAGCGAAGGCGCGATGACCGCGACCAACTCGTTCAATGTGAATGTTGCGGCGCTGTTGAAGCTCAACTTTCCGAACCTCGAAGTCAAGACCGCCATGCAGTATGGCGCGCTGACCGCGCAGAATCCGCAGGGTTCGGCATTGGGCGAGATCGTTCAGTTGTGGGCTCCGGAAGCTGGCGGCCAAAAGTCTGGCTACTGCGCTTTCAATACCAAGCTTCGCGCAGGCCCGGTTATCAGAGCCACCAGCTCCTATAAACAAAAATTAATGCAAGGAACGGCTGGATTTGTAATGAGGCAGCCATTTGCGATGTCGCAACTTATAGGTGTTTGATGTAAGATTGCAGAGCACGCCTAGGCTTAGCGGCCGAAAACCCCTTGAACAAGGGCTGGCGTGTCATCTCTCGTTCGATAATCCTCCGTTCAAGGATTGAACCATGATTACCAAATTCTGCCGCAAGTGCGGCGTAGAGCAGTCTATTTCGGCATTTTCAGCGCACCGAAGAAGTGCTGACGGGCTAGATTCTCGATGCAAAATGTGTATCCGGCTTCGTGACACGGAGCGGCGCGCGAAAAGTGCCTCAGCAGCCAGAGCAGCGGCCGCACAAGCCAAGTTTGATGACAAGATGACGCGCGGGGTGAAATGGTGTCATGCCTGTTCCTCGGAAAAGACTCGCGAGTCTTTTGCTGTGCAGAAGCGCACTAAGGATGGCCTGCAATCTATGTGCAAGGCATGCCGCGCCTCCCACTACGCGGAGAATTCCAAGCGCATTCTAGCTAATCAATCCCAGTATTACGTATTGAATGCAGATAGGATAAAGGCCAGAGAGGCCGCCCGATATGCATCTGATCCGGATAGGATTAAAGATCGTGTAAAGCAGTACTACCTCAAAAACACTGACGCAAAAAAGGCATACAACGCCGTCTATAGCATGCAATTCAGGGCGCACAACCGCGAGAAGATCAAGGCTTGGCGGGATGCGTGGCGCGCAGCTAATCCGCATAAATACAATGCCTATTGGATGAAGAGGAAGGCAGCTAAGCTGCGCGCCACGCCAATTTGGGCGGACGATCAAAAAATAGAAGAGTTCTACTTCGCTGCAGATTTCCTTGGAATGATTACTGGCATATGGCATGAAGTGGATCACGTCGTGCCGCTGCAAGGGAAAATCGTATGCGGCTTGCATGTCCATACTAATATGCAAATCCTGACGCGGTCCGCGAATCGCAGCAAAGGCCACCTCCAATGGCCTGATATGCCGTAACGCGCAGAAAACCGAACACCAAGCCACCTAAGGGTGGCTTTTTTATTGCCCAGAGTTTTACCCACGCGCATAGGGTAGCACCCGAAACGTCGGCCTGACCGTACCGGCTGGCGCGTGGTCCTATTTTAACGGTCTCATATTTCAAGGCGGTCACATGGCTGGCGACACACTTACGATTAAGAAGCACAACGACTCACCGTCCAACGCGACCGTCACCGTCGCATCGAAGTTTCCGATGGATTTCATCCTCCGGCTTCACGACTTCCAGAAGAAGTTTGAGCCGGTGATGGGCGGCGGATCGCGCGAGTACACGATCGCTGTACCACGTCGCGGCGCCAAAGCGTTTGTCATTCAGGGCAACTCGTTCGCCCAGAACAAGGGTGCCCATCAGCAGATCGTCGCCGGCTATGCCTTCACGCACGACATCCCGAAAGCATTCTGGGACGAGTGGGTCGAGCAAAACAAAGACGCCGACTTCATCGTCAACAAGATGCTGTTTGCTCATTCCGAATCGGCCAGCACCGTATCTCAGTCGAAAGAGATGGAAGCCGAGAAATCAGGCCTTGAACGTATGGACCCGAAGGAAATCTATAAGCATGGGCTGGAAACGGCAAGCGAACGTCGGGCCTCCTGATCATGTCCTGCGTCTACGGCGGCATCGTCACCTTTTCATACGAGGACTGGAGCGCGGCATATCCGGAACTTTCGAATTACGTGTTCCAGCCGCAGGCGCAGCAGTATTTCAACCAGGCTCAGCTTTACTGCGACAACACGCCGCGCAGTCCGATCACGGATAGCAGCGTGGGCGGCCAGCGTGAGACGTTACTTAATATGCTCACCGCTCATATCGCTGCATTGAATGCTCCGCTCAATGGGCAACCGTCATCTCCATTGGTTGGCCGTATCAGCAACGCCACACAGGGCAGCGTGAGCGTCGCCACGCAATACGATCAGCCGGCTGGCTCGGCGCAATGGTTTTCTCAGACAAAATATGGGGCTGCGTATTGGGCCGCCACTGCGCAATTCCGCTCTATGACCTACGTGCCCGGCTATGCGCCCTTCAACAACCGGCGTGGCTTCGGCAATCCTTGGGGTGGGTGATGGCAGTCAAGGGCGGCGACAAACTCAGGGCGAAGCTCGAAGAAATCGCCAAGATGGCCAGCAAGTCCGATGTGGTCAATGTCGGCTTTCTCGCCGGCGCGACTTACCCGGAGAGTGAAGGCGGCTTGCCTGTAGCCGCTGTCGCTGTCATTCAGGAATACGGCGGCACGATCAATGTCCCGGAACATACGACGACGATCAATCGCAATATCACAGCCTCAGGTGATTTCAAGAACGGCGGCAGATTTGCCAAAGCATCAAACGCCAATTTCCAGTCTCGGCACATTGTTCCCGCACACACGATCACCATTCCGGCTCGCCCATTCTTCCGCGGCATGATCGCGGCGAATAAAGGTGACTGGGGTCCGCAGCTTGGAAAAATCATTAAGGCTGCCGACTACGATTCATCCTTGGCATTGGGTCGGATGGGCGAAAACATCAAGGGCCAGTTGCAGCAGTCGATCCGGGATATGAAAAGTCCCGGGAACGCAGATTCGACCATTGCAAAAAAAGGGTTCGATGACCCGCTGATTGATACGGGGCACATGATGAACTCGGTAGATTACGAAGTTAAAGAATCCTAAAGGAGTTTCCAGTGCTTACCGTTTTCAGTTCCACCCTCGGCGACGTTCAAATTCCCTTTTCTCCCACTAGCGCGCAGTTGTCTTCCGCTGGTTTGCAGGGCGGACAAGCGTCTCCGTTCGTTCGCACCTGCGGTAACGCAAGCGTTCAGGTCAGCGCGGCCGGCCTGGGTAACGCTGCCGCCACAACTGACACGGTGCTGTTCACCTATGCGTTGCCAGCCAGTGCATTCGATGTAGCCGGACGTCAGGCAACGATCACCGCTGCCGGCTCATTTGCCGCGAACGCGAACAACAAGCGCGTCAAAATCTGGTGGGGCACCACGACGCAAACCGTGGGCGCTGTTGTCGCCGGCGGTACGCTGATCGCTGACTCGGGTGTTGTCACGACCAATGCAGGCGGCTGGGCAGCGAGCGTGCAGGTCCAAAAGTATGGTGCTACCGGTTCCAACACACAGATCGCGACGTGCGCGTTGATGGCTGCAGGTTCCACGCATCTCGGTACGTCTGCTCCGGTAGCGCTGACTGCTGCCGAGAATGCCGTGATCAATATCACACTCACAGGCGCGAGCTCGACGACGGGCGCGGCCAATGACGTGCTCGGTCAGATGCTCGACATCGCGTTCAACAATTAAGCCATGAACCTGAACGCGGTCGCCGGTCCGATATGCGCTGCGGTGAATGATTGGGTCACCGCGTGGATGCAACAGTCGCAGGGCTATACGACCAACCTTGACGGTTCTCGAGTTCCCGCCTATGGCCCATTGACGCCGATGACGGTGCAGATCCAAGCGTTGCAATACAACGATTTGATGCAGGTCAGTGGGCTGAATATCACCGGCATCCGCCATGCGATGTATATCAATGGCTCGTGGGAAGCGGTGGTTCGGTCTCAGCAAGAGGGCGGTGATCTGGTGACGTTGGCCGATGGTAGCGTCTGGCTGATAGTGTTCCTGTTCGAGAACTGGGCGCGCACTGGTGGGTGGAGCAAGGTTTGTATAACGCTACAAGATAACTCATGAGCGTCGCACTTTCATTCACCGAATCGCAGACGTTCGCGGCTCTTCGATCATTCCTGTTGTCGATCCTCCCCGCCGGCATTGAGGTCGTACGAGGCCAGGACAACCGTGTGCCGGAACCCGAAGGTAGTGATTTTGTGGTGATGACGCCAATCTTAAGAGAGAGGCTTGAGACGAACGTCGACACTTATTCCGATACGGCCTTCATCGGGTCGATTTCTGGGGCCACGCTGACGGTTACGTCGGTCAGCCTCGGCGCGATTGCGGCGGGCGCGCAGTTGCTTGGAAACAATCTTGCTGGCAATACCGTAGTGACTGCGCTCGGGACGGGTGCTGGTGGCATCGGTACTTACACCGTTTCGCCGTCACAGGCAGTCGCAAGTCAAGTCATTGCGGCGGGCACACAGATGCTGCTGCAACCGACCAAAGTAACGATTCAGTTGGATGTTCACGGGCCAAATTCCGGGGACAACACGCAGATTATCTCGACGACATGGCGCGATGAATATGCGGTCGACCAATTCGCAACATCTGGGGTCGATGTAACGCCTCTGTACGCGAGTGAGCCGCGGCAAGTCCCGTTTATGAACGCGGAACAGCAGTTCGAGAATCGTTGGACGATCGATGTCGTCATGCAAGCGAATCAGGTCGTTACCGTGCCGCAGCAGTTCGCCTCGGCGCTGAATGTCGAACTCATCGAAGTCGATGCGACTTATCCGCCCTAAGTAAGTTTCGCCCCATCAAATCAACCCGGCCGAGTGCCGGGTTTTTCGTTTCTAGAGCCCGCCGAGTGCGGGTTTTTCATTTGGAGCCGCAATGCCGAGTATTCCCGCGTCACAAATAGTTGGCGTAAATCCGAGCGTCATCGGCGCTGGCGGTTCGGCGCTGCAATTGATCGGACTTTGCTTGACCAATGGTACGCGCACGCCGATTGGTACCGTGCCGTCGTTTCCGGCTGCCGCGTCCGTGTCGAGCTATTACGGCCCGGCATCGCCCGAAGCTGCTGCTGCTGCGATCTACTTCGCCGGTTATCAGGGTTCAAGCGTGCTCCCGGCGGCGATGCTGTTCGCGCAATACAACCAGTCAGCAGTTTCCGCTTATCTGCGCGGCGGCTCGCTTTCCCTGACTCTCGCGCAATTGCAGGCTTTGTCCGGCACCTTGACGGTGACGGTGGAAGGTGTTGCCAAGACCAGCAGCACGATCAACCTCTCGGCGGCGACCAGCTTCTCGAATGCGGCCGGCCTGATCCAGACCGGTTTCGCGGCGTACGACGCTGTGACCGCGGCGACCACGACCATTGCAGCAGGTACGGCGACCAGCGTCACCGGCTCGATTACGGGCTACACGCTGACGGTTACGGCCGTTAGCACGGGCGCTCTGGTAGTGGGTGGTGTTCTGTCCGGCACTGGAGTGACCGCCGGGACGACCATCACGGGTCAATTGACCGGCACGACGGGTGGCATCGGCACCTATACGGTATCCGCCAACCAGACCGTTGCGTCGACCGCAGTCACGCAGAGCTACGGTCTGATGACGGTTGCGACCGTTTCAAGCGGCACGCTGGCTGTTGGTCAGGTCATCAGCGGCGGCACGATCGTCGCAGGCACTACCATCACGGCGCTCGGCACCGGTACGGGTCAGGCAGGTACGTACATCACCAGCGGCGGCGCACAGACCGTCTCTGCAACGGCTGTTAGCGCCGGTCCTTTGACTTGTGCATACGACAGCGTGTCGAGCGCGTTCGTCCTGACGGGCGGCACGCCGGGCACCGCCGGCACGATCGGGTTCGCGACGGGCTCGCTGTCGGCTTCGCTGAATCTCACCTCTGCGACAGGCGCAGTGACTTCGCAGGGCGCGGCTCCTGCTGTACCGGCCACGTTCATGCCGGCGATCGTCGCGCAGACGACCAACTGGGCCACGTTCTTCACGATCTTCGATCCGGACAACGGGTATGGCAACGCGACGAAATATCTGTTCTCGCAGTGGGTCGGCACCACGAACGACGAATTCAAATATGTCTGTGAAGACACCGACGTTACGCCGACTGCATCGAACAATGCGGCGGCGTCGCTGGGGCAACTGATCAAGGCCGCCGGCATCTCCGGCGTGGTATTGGAGTGGGTGCCGACGATCCCTTACGGGCTGGCTGCATTCGAGGCAGGCGCGGTTGCGTCGATCAACTTCAATGCGACGAACGGCGAAGCGACGCTCGCGTTCAAGTCTCAATCTGGTCTGGTTGCAACGGTGACGAATGCGACGGTCGCGGCTAACCTGATCGCGAACGGCTATAACTACTACGGCAGTTACGCCACAGCAAACCAGCAATTCACGTTCCACTATCCCGGCTCTATCTCGGGTCCGTTCAAGTGGATTGATGCGTATGTCGGCCAGATTTATCTCAACAGCCAGTTCCAGTTGTCGGTGATGACGTTGCTCACGACGGTGGGCTCCATCCCGTACAACGCTGCTGGCTATGCGTTGATCTACGCCGCGATGCAGACCCCGATCGCGCAGTTGACGAACTTCGGTTTGATCACTCCTGGCACTTCGCTGTCAGCGCTGCAGATTGCGGAAGTGAACAACGCCGCCGGTCTGAGCATCGCGAACGTCCTGCAAGCGCAGGGGTGGTACCTGCAGATTACGCCGGCCACTGCGCAGATTCGCGGCGCGCGCACATCGCCGGGTATTAACTTCTGGTACTGCCAGGGCGGATCCGTGCAGTTGGTCCAAATCGCATCAATTGAGGTTCAATAATGGCCGATATCACGTCCGCAAATTCAATTTTGGCCCTTGGGGTTACCAACTTTTACCCTGCCCCGCAAACGCTATCCGGGTTTGCAGCCGACGACATGTATTCGATGGCGAACGTCGACATCAAGGAGGTGTTGCTTGGTGCCGATGGCCGTCTGTCGGCCGGTTGGATTCCGCAGATCAAGGTCTTGGAGATCATGTTGCAGGCCGACAGTCCAAGCACAACTTTCTTCGAAGCGGTCTATGCGGCAGAACAAGCCGCGCAGGCGCCGTTCTTCTTCTTTGGCTCCCTTATTCAACCAGCGGTCAAGAAGCTTTACACGCTCGGTAATGGCGTGATGAAGAACTATTCGCCCCTTGCGGACGGCAAGAAAGTCCTTCAGCCGCGGAAGTTTGAGATTCACTTCCAAAGCGTTAT